GATCTGCTCGATATAACGAGAGCCAGAACGAGCATTGCGCTCAAACCAACGCTGAAGGGCATTCGAGGTACGAAGATCATTAATACTAACGCCTAGCTCGTCCACATTAACTTGAAAATTGTCCGGTTCAAGATAAGCGCCTTCATTGTTCCCAACTATAAGCGCACCATTAACAAGATTCATCACACCATCAGGGCGATTGGAGCTCCCGGGCAAACCATACGTGTCAGTATGAGCGCCTTCCTTTAAAACCACATCCAAACTACCTCCGGAACCCTGAATAGGTACGGCAATCTCAGGGCCACGTTGCACCCAAGGAAGAGCAGAAGTGAAATAATCTTTCTCCCACGCTCGACGGCGAAGAGTCAATAAGCTTATAATCTCATTAGTACCAGAGACAAGACCGCCATCCAAAGAGAACTCGATAGGTTTCGTTAAATTCTGATCTCGATAATACTCATTATAAATCAATTGATACGCACGGAAAGGAAGGGCGGACACCTGATAACCGACAGGAGGCATAACGCTGTTAGGAGATTTATCCGGGAAAGCTATACCATTAAAACCACCAATAGTCGGTAATCCTAGATAATCCCATAGTGAACCATCAGACAATAAAGAGGCAGCCGAAGTAGGGGTCACCCAATCGGAACGAAGAGCGATCTTCGGGAAAGAGGGTGCGTCAGTACCATCAACGCCTTTCGTAATAAAATCCTCCCATTGATTCCAAAGAAGACGATTGGGGACGAAAAAATAATGAGTGAACACATCCACTCGATGCATCATGGGAGCAACCAGCGGAGCCAAACGAACCAGCATCTCCGTATTAACACGGAACTTATCACCGGGTACGACAGGTTTACACATGATAGGAACCAAATCGCCAGCGTTCGCTGTTAACTTATTCTCATAAGAAAGATTAAAAACATTACGTCTAGGACGTTTTAGTTTAACGGAATTAAAAATATTAGCCATTACTTTAATTTTAACTTGTCCTCGGCACGTCTCTCATAATCTAGCTTATTCTCTGTTTCAAGCTGATCAGCGATATAACGCAAACGAGGACTTGTGTTAATATAATGATGCCATTCTTGTTGCATCTGATTAATAAAGAAAGCCTCACGAAGCTCTTTTAAATATTCCTTCATATCATCATCATAGAGCTTATCAGCATAATAGCGAGGCATAGCCATTCGCATACCATTGAAAGCCCGAACATAATCACGGGGATGAAGACGGTAGAAATCCAATATTTGCTCACGTAAGAAATGATAGCCGATTCCGGGGATCCGGGAACACAACATAAAAGGTTGATACTCCTTTATACCTTTAAGAATCTCGGGAACCATGCTTTTCTCGTACATATACTTCGTGACATAAGCGATCTCTTTCGTGGTGAGCGGATGAGCCTGCACAAAGCCATTTTTCCAACACTCAGCGAGAAGATCGCCACCATACTTACCAGTAAAGGGGAAGCCGAACAATATCATATGATAATGCGGACGGCCACCTTGAGAACCATATTCAGAGGTCAAAAAGTAACGCAAACGGTACTGATCGTACTTCTTGCGAAGGCGTTTCATGAACAACTGAATATCACGCTTAGATACAACGCCAACCGTGGACTTGAACAAATCCTCTCCGATTATAGCGGTGGGTATATGCTCATCATCATAGGTAAGGGTGACGAACAAAGAAAAGGGATACTCATCCGCCTCGGCCTGCAATCGGTAAACCCACGATTGACGTTTATTCTTACGACAATTCACACACCGACCGCAGGGAACAGCACCACGGTCAGGTAGATGTATTCGATGAAGACACTCCATTATCTAAACTTACGAGCGAACCGTTTTAAACGACCGAGGCGACGAGCACGACGGCCAAACCTTCTTCTTTTCATGATTCCAATGCTTTAGGTGTATCATCATCCTTACCAAACACTGATTGGATAGCGTCTATCAACGCTAACGCTACTTGAATAAATACTTTCCAGAACGGTTTCATAATCTTATGCCTCCTCTACTTAAACGATAACTACGAATACGACGTTTACGGGAACGACCGAGAAAACCTCTTCTTCCTCTTCTCATAATTATAAATTATTTAGGATTAAACATTGTATCTAATTCATGTTTATCACGAATCAAATACATAGACATTCTCTTTAAAAGTTCAGAAGCTACTTTGCTAGCATCCGAAGACGAACCAAACAAACGCTCCATACGATAACGAAACGAATTTATATCGTTATCTTGCCGAAGTTGACGAACAGATTGAAGAACCTTTAAATACTCTTGATTGCTCAGCTTGATCTTATTATCAAATAAAGCCTTATCAAGCTCATATTGAATAACCTCACGATTAGCCTTCGTCCAACCTTGAGAGGCGCCGGCTTGCTTCTGATTCATATCAGCGATAGCAGACGAAACAGAAACATCCCTGAGTTCCTTTGCCATATTCAGATCAAACTCGGAGCGAGATGTAGAAGCGGCTATATTCGCTTGCCTCGTAGCCTCTGTAGCCGTTTGTTGACGAATAAGACTATTTTGCGCTTCCATGTTATCAACTTGCGCTTTAGCAGTACGATAAGCAAGAAACTGGGAAATAGCATCAGAAATGCCAAGATTCCAACCTCGGTAAGCTTGCATAGTCGGAGCGTTGAATTTAGCAGGTTCATATTGCGGAGTTGAACCAGAGCTATTACCAGTAACACCGTTGCCGTAAACAAGGTTAGGATTAAGCCCAGCGGCACGAATACGAGCCATTTGTTGAGTTGGAGAATTGTATTCATTCTGCAAGTTCCACATGTTTAGAGAACGCTGGTATGCCTTCTCGTTTTCTTGTTGTTGCCATTGCGCTTGATACTTTGCAATCTCCATGTTAGCCTTGTTGGTATCTTGTACCGCCTTGTTATTCATAGCGGAAGAACCAAGACCGCCAAGAAGAGAGCCAACGCCAGAAATTATACCACCAACAATACTCATAACGCATGAATTACGTAATAACTGATAGAATTCAAGTCATAATCCTTCAGAATACTCTGAACAACCAAAGGAAGCCGAGAATGAATACAGTAAAAATCATGTTCTATCGGTTCTTTTACCGAATCAAAGAAAATTACTAACTCGTAATGATAAAATTCCATAATATCAAATATTTAAAAATTAATATACAGAGTTCCGATAGGACTCCGATCAAATATTCACTATGCAAACATACTGTGTTTATTCCATTACCACCAAATCGATTTGTTAATAAATCTTTGGTGTCAGTGCGCATATAATTTATCAAGTTACCTATATGCGCACACACGCAAGGGAACCTGCGTGTTTTCAGATATATTCTTTAACTATCGTTAAACATATTTAGCTCGGTGTGACGTCGATTCGGGGAATCGCCGAGGCGCATTTTTTACCATTTTATCGGTCTCAATTCGTTCGCTACGCTCCTCGTTTTCTACCGAAAAAATGCCAAAAAAAGCTGCAACGACAAAAGCCCGTGTCCAAACGCATGGACACAGGCAAAAGGTCAGCAACACTTTAAAGCGTAAGATTATGAGCTTTATTCAGAAGTACTCGCAGGCTCAGCCTTCGGTTCTTCTTTTAGCTCTTCTTTTGGCTTCTCAGGCTCTTTCTTCTCTTCAACCTTTACTTGATACTTAGAACGGAGTTCCTCGCTCATTTGAGCGTAATCAGCTAAATCGAAATCTCCACGATCGGTGGGCAGGTCATCATCAAAATCTTGATCCTTGTCAGGATACTCACCACTACGAACACCAGAGCTAACAGGCATTCCCATGGCAAGACGGTAAATCAACTCACGAATCGTATAGGAATCCGAAGGCTCTACTATCAATTCGTCACTCACTTCTTCTTGAATAACTTCCGAAGGAAGATTATGATAATTATAAGCGGTAATAAACATACGCAGGAAAAAGCTAAAAAATTAACAACAAAAAATTCAAACATAGCATCACAACATTGGGGTACCATATTTCGGCATCAAGCGAAGAGCCTTGATATCTTGGTACAACTGAATCCAATACTTATCGTCAGAAGTCTCCGCAGTAGCGAATACACGGTTACTCGGTTTGCACTCCACAAATGTAGTATTTAAATTCGGTCTCTCCGTGAATATACGATTCAAATGCCAAAAAGCCATGTTTCCACGAAAATCACCGTGAACCTCATTTAATGAGTATTTATACTCGGCGTAACGAGGTGTATAACCGAAAGTTCCATTATTGTCGGCATCAAACTGATTAAGGTACAATTCCTCATTCTTAATCTCCTGCTCACCAAGATGAGCGAACTCAGGAAAATAAAAATCCATATTGTCAAATTTACGGAAATCCTTCGGAACACCTTGTTGATATCCAGTGCGGGGACGAATAGACATAATACCAATAATATATCCATGCTCCTCAAAATAACGCTTAAAGCCATGATTAACACCAGCAGAAATACCATGTCCAGCCATATTCGCCTGTGGGCTGGTAGAATCAGTAGCAGACGTCTGGAGAACCTCAGAAACAGATATGGGAGTACGACCACCACCAAGGAACTGCGGACGCTGCAAACGAGCATCAGAACTACGCACACCAAAATGCGACAAGATCTGCTCGATATAACGAGAGCCAGAACGAGCATTGCGCTCAAACCAACGCTGA